TTACCAGATAATACAGCATTGTCAACAGCCATTCGCATGAAACCGTTCATCAATGTTTGTGTATCATCCATATTCTCTGCAATACCTACACCAAAGAAGCTGTATGGGTTATGCTCGTATGGTACAGCATAGTAAGGAATACGTGATGGTTTAAATGGGTTTAGTACACAACGGATGATCTCACCGTTAACAATCCATATATTAGCATTTACTTCTGGTAGATCACGTAAGTCACGTGGTATGTTAATCCCATTCTCTTCTAGTAAATCTGTATCAACAAAGCCCCAGAACTCTAACACCTCCCAGCGCTCACTGTCAGAAGGACGTGTATCATCATCCTCCATCTTCATTTCCCAGTGCTTACGCACATAGTCAGAACCTTTATCAATGGCTAGCTGAATTGAGTCATCAATAAAGTAAGGACGCCCACGTAGAGCACGTAGCTGATTACGGGACATCTTGTGACGCTCTACTACATACTCTGCGTCATCCATGCTTGTAGATTCAGGATCAGGATAAAAGTTCCACACAGATACGTGATTAGTAGAAGGAACAGTCTTGATTAAAGGATCGTAGTCACCCTCTTCATTCCAGTTAGGATACTCTTTATCTACAGCAAACGGACCCTTCATAACACCCGTGCCTAGCAATGCCATCTCAAATGCCATGCTACGTAAATGCTTTGATGCTCCGCTTTCATTTAGTTGATCGTGTATTTTCTTTTCCATCTTCTTAGCTGCTACCATAGCAGGATGGAAGGTAACGCTTGTAGGTGTAGTGCCATCACCCTCAATAATCTTGTCGCTTACAGGGGTTAGCTTTCTTTCAAGGCCACCCAAGCGCTTCATAAGAGAAGTACGTGTTTCACCAGGTTGTAGCTTTGTATCAGGACCAATCAAGTAAGGCTTAGGTAATTCTGCGCCAAAGGCTTCTGCTAGTGCTCCTTGCGCTGGGCCAGCATTAGGATCAACGTTAATGTGTACGGATTCTGCCACACCATCAGGTAAAACAGAAGGTTCTACAGATAAAGGGAACTTGTTGTTTCCAAAGAGTACATCTACAATCTGCCCATAAGCTGCGAGGGTTTTAGTCTTAGTAACCTTGACAAACATCTTAGATTTTTCACTAGACGTAAACTGTACCTCTGGACCATATATGCCACGGTAGTTTCGATAAGAGCGTAGCCAGCGTTCCTCATCACCTAGTCGCGCATCCTCTGCACGTTTAAAGCGATCATTTACGAATGTTACAATGCCGTTCAAGCTAGCAAACATATTGTCTTCACTAGATTCTGCAGCTACTACTTCGTCTGTCTCAAAGGAAAGATCGTCTATTTCTGCCATTGCTTAGTATCCCAACTATTATGTTTATTATGTTTAGCTAGATTCATGCTTGCTGGCAGAATAGCTAAGTTCCACGGAACATGAAGTCCACATACATCTACACCTTGTAAGGGTATTATATGATCCACGTGGTGTGCTTTTCCTGTACGTTCTGTTATTTTAGCACAGGCTTTGTATATCGTATTTATATCATTTAACTGTTTCTCAGTCAACCAAGAAGGTGTAGCTTTTAGTTTAGCGGCTCTGCGTAAGTTAATACTAGAGTTGTATTGGCCTTTATTCTCTAAGTAATGCTTCCTTCTATATGCTTGCCTGTACTCTTTATTATTAGCGTACCAATCTGAAGCCCTTTTAATAGCTGCTTCTTTATTGTTAGTGTAATGAGACTTGCTTTTGTTAGCACTACAGACCTTGCAATAAGAAGTATGTCCATCCTTTTTAGACTTGTCTTTATAGAACAAATCTAAAGACTTAGAGTTATTACACTTAATACATTTCTTCATTGTATCAATAGCCAAAAGTTGAGTCTGACATCTGAAAACCTGCATTCTGCTGAGTGGGCGAAAAGTCCCATATTGAGCTACGGGGTCTAGTCATTATACCATACCTTAATGCATCATATAAGTGGTCTTCTGCATTTGTGTCTACGTCTTCAGGGTTCTTCTTGTCTAAGGGTATTGAAGGTATCTGTGCTATAGTGTTAGTGCAGGTGGAAAAGAACACAAGGCGAGGCTCTTCAGTGAACTCATCCACCTGCAAACGGCGGTGTATCTCATTCTTACCTGCAACCCTTGACCCACGAGAGCGATCTGATGGACGCCATCTGCATCCCTTCATATTCATTTGCTCTGCTAGTGAAGGGCCAGTGTCACCTCTTTTATGCCAGAGGGAAGAGTCCAACACGCCGTACCTAATAGTTCCATCTTTATATTCTGCTTCTAGTATCATATCAGCTAAATCTGTAGCCGTAACCTTAGAACAATATAACTCTCTGTAGACAACCAACTGCTCACTTGGTGTGACAGCGAACCATAGTACTCCTGTATAGGAGCCGTAACCATAGTCGCAAGCTCTAAACTTAGGCCAGGAGTCAGGGATGTCGATAGGTTCAACAACGTGTATACTTCTGTTAAATTCAGGGAAAGCTGCTCCTTCGTTAATATCCCAGTTACCCTCTAGTAGTTGCTTGCGCTGATGCTCTGGAAGCGAGAGTAGCATTGCTTCGTAGTCACCAGTGTCTGCTAGATAAGGGTTGTCAAACAGACTAGCAGGAATAAACCTACGTTTAAATAGGGGTTGCCCTTCACGACTATGACCAACAGGAAACCTAATAGTCTCACCAGTTTCTATGTTTGTAGCCCAAAAAGGTTTACCCGAAGGCGCTGGGTCTATAAACATTTTTTTAACCCACTGGTGTCCGTTTCCCCCAGGGTTGGTTGTAGCCCTCATGTACAAGCCTAGCTCTGTTGATGCAGACCTCAAGCGGCTTCGCATGTAGTCCCACGCATATGGGCTAGGCCACTGCGTAAGCTCGTCAAAGCCTATCCAATTAAACGCTTGACCTTGGTAGCGAGTGACGTCCATATCTTTGTCGAGGTAGGACATCCATAGTCTACCCCCTCTGGGTGATACCCATTGAGACTTTCGTTCAGACCATTTGATATTGGGTATAGCCTTGGGATAAAGCTCTTGCGATTTTTGAATAAGTTCACGTAATTCTTCCGTTGTATGTCGTACAAGTAGACCACTAAAGTTAGGGTCATTTAAACCGTGGAGTGGGTCAGCTAACATGGCATACGACTTGCCGCCACCTGCTGCCCCTCCATAAAGTACTTCCCTTTCAGATGCGCTTAGGAAGTCTGTCTGTGGACCTGGGTTAGGCTTAAACACTACTTCTTGTGCAGTGTCAACATCAAACTCAGGTGCTTTTACTTCAGCAGGAATACGCTCTACAAGTATAGGCTCACTCTTCTGGGGGTATGATTCTGTATGCGCCGATACTTTCTTCTTCGAGCTTCTTGATTTCCTGTAACGTCTTTTCGAGCCTCCTGGCAAGCTTGCGTTTAATTGAAGCTGCTTTCTTACGTCTTCGCTCAATGTCTACCCTTTGCTTTAAACCCGTTGTTGAGATATAACGGCCTGTCTGTTTAGTTAACCATATAGCAACTTCTTTGTAACTATACTGTTTTATGTGCCGCTTTGCAAGTTCTAATGCTTCTAACTCATGTGCTATTGGGTCTAATAGTCCTTCATTCTCAGGGTGTACTCTGTAGCCAAATGGCACGGTGCTTGTTGATCTCGCTATTACGTGCCACTCTCTCTCCTCACCTTTGTGTGGTTTGGGTAGCTCCCAATACCCCAAAGATTCACGGTTCATTTAATTACTCGTTTTTACCTTCCTTGGATGGCAGGATAAATACGCCACCACTACTTGACCCTACATCAATCTTATCAACTTTACCAAGTCCTGCACGATCAAGTAAATCTTTTGCTGCCGCCATCTTATCACGTATACCTAGTTCAGTAGGATCGTACAAAGCATTAGTCATAGCCATTGCAGCTTTAGGTGCTGTACGCGCAAACCATGTACGTGTTTTATCCGCTATTTCATCCTTAAGAGATTCAACAATACTTGTAGTAGATGAACCCTCACCATACCCTGCAAGTTTCTTAGCTGCGACAACATCTCCGTTGGCCTCATCAAATAAGACCTCTAAAAACTTTTGTTGCTTTTCTGTTAACTGTCTTGCCATTACCTAGTTCCTAACCACACAAATCCAAACAAAGCGCCTGAACAAAGTATAAACAATATAATACCTAAAGTCCACTCTATTATTTTTTGTTTAATTTCCATTTGCCTGTGTTCGTGTTCTCTCTTCTGCTTACGTAAGTCTGCTTCTATCTCTAGTATTTCTTGCCACTTTGATGGGCCATACATAACCGATATGTAGTCTTTTAGCTCCTGCCTCATGGAAGCAGCCTTCTGTTTGGCTGCAAAGATTTCCATAGCTTGAGCCTGTACTCCACCACCCAGTGCTTTGTACCACGGTGGCTTTTGGTTTTGGCGATCTGCAAACTCTAAGTCTGCTATTGCACCTGCCCACTTAGAAAGCTGACCGCCCATGTCCTGCAGATCTTTGCCAACGGCTATGCCTTTTTTTAAAGCGTTGAAGGCAATAGTGGCCCCGCTAAGTATAGTAAATGGGTCCACAAGCCTCTCCCTCTTGCTAGACTATTCTTCGTTTACAACTCTACGTATGTCGCCACGGTTAATCCCTATGTCTCTCAGATCTCTGTCTGACATAGCGTATAGTTGCATCATGGCAATACGCCGATTCGCTTCCTTCTGCCTTGCTTCAATTAAAGCTTTAAACACTTCAACCAACCAAGTCTTAAAATTAACGGCCCACTTTGATGATTCAGAAATTATTAGTTCCATGTCCATTCTCCTTATTGTTAGGACGCTAGCTCTGCTAGCATTATGAACATAGTTATACTAAAATACTGGGCCTTTTAAATTGCTATATTGGAATACCCGTTATGAAATTCTATTAGGATTATAATGCTCTTCTACAGATATTGTGACACCAATAGTACCGCCACCATTAAATACAGTTATCCTGTCACCTGAATGTAAGTGCAACCTATCAGATGTAATCATATTATAAACATCATTACCTGAAATAGATTTGTTATTAACTATAGTATAGTACGCATCATCTTCTTTGTGATACCACTGAATAGAAACAGTATCTGTAGATGAACCCCCGTTACTTACATGAAGAAAGGTAATTATACCATCATAGTTATTAGGACAGGTGTATACAGTTTGACTACTTGCCCCACCTGCAGTAGCTGTAACAGCAACACTTTCAGTTGCTGTGTTATAAGTTAAAGCTACCATATTATTTTTTCTTTAACGCTTTTTTAACGGTCTTAACTACCCAAGCCTCATTTACATCAGGTGTATCGGGATCATCAGCGATGAAATGTCCATTCTTGTCACGTGCTCGTACCATTTCCAGAGTTTCTTCATATTCAGATTCCTCCTTCTTGGCTTTCTTAGCACTTGGCTTTTTAGGCGCTGCTTCTACTTCTTGACAGATCCTAGTTACGTTAGGGTCTTTACATTGTACGTTACCATAGGCATCTTCTGCCGCTGATTGATTACCAAAAGAATCCCTAACACAACCAGCTTCATCTACTGTGTAACCGTGTGCTTCTAGTGCTTCTTGGTATTTATGATAAAACTTGTTTGACATTAACTGCTCTTCTTCTTTTTCAGAGGGCGCTCTGCTGGGTTAGACGCACCACAAGCTAGACCACCATGTCCGTAGCCCATACGCTTTTTAGCCATGCCGCCACCCATCATGCCCATCTTCTTCTTTTTAGCCATACCACCATAGCCGTAGCCCATCTTCTTAGCTACTTCTGGTGCTTCTTTCTTTAATGCTTTCATTCCTTCGTTCATCATTCCACCTTTGTTCATGTTGTTGTGATAACCTGTGTAGTTGCAATGAGAGCAACCCTTTCCTTTACACTTAGGACACTTAGTCTTAGCCATATTACCGATCCTCTAAGCTACTACAAAGTCTACATACTCACCCTGTCTCTGAGGGTATATCTTATTCATGTTATGAGGGTGATACGTATATGCATCCGTATATTTATACTTTTCTACTTTTTTATCTATGGCTTTAGCAGATTCCTCTACACGCCTAGTAGCCTCATTTTGTTGAGGCACCTTATCGAAAGGCATTTGAGGTAACGGCAAGTAGCCTAACAAACCTAAGTTTACATCCATACGTTTAACATTGCAACTACAAAAGAAGCCATTGCACCAAACAATACAATACCAGGAAAGTATTCATATACCCACTTAGCTGACTTCATAGTAATCTCTCTCCAGTTCTGTCTTTTTACCCAGCGCCCCATGTCCCACAACAAACTAGCTAACGTATATGCTGAACCTATTATGTTCCACATGAAAGTTACAAACGTTTAGTTATTGATGTAGGTATGTCTATAATAGTGTAGCCCTCTTTGTCTTTGTACACTTCAGGCTTAGGTTTCTTTTTCTTAATGTACTTCTTATCTACTGGCACATCCCCTAGCTTTCTAGGTAAAAGATGTTGGAAGTTTCTAGTGTTAGAACCCATTATGTTCTTGTACTTCATATTACTTCTTGCCTTTCTTTACCATGCCACCCCTAGCGGCTCTAAACTTAGCGGTCTTCTTTGCGATGCCTTTAGGTTGAGCCACATGCTGCTTACCTGCCTTCGTGCCTTGTCGTTTAGCTCTGGTTGTAGCGGCATACTCACTGCTGCTAAGAGACTTAATAGCCTTAGCAGGTAAGTAACGCTCACCAGTAGCATCACTGCCTTGCGTAGAGGGTTTACCACTCTTAGTACGCCAATCTTGTTTAGTCCATGCCTTGAGAGACTTCTGGGGAGCCTTCATGATGTGTAGCCCCCACCTTTAGCTTTATACTCTTTAGCTACCATCTGAGCTTTACGTGCTGACCACTGACCTGGTTTACCACCCTTGTCACCTGCTTTATACTTTGCAACAAGCTTCTTACGCATAGTAGGCTTAGTGTAGTTACCTGCAGCGTTTACTGTGGAACCACCCTTACTGTAACCACTGGCATAGATAGCTCTACCTTGCTTTTCAGCAGCAGCCTTGGTCTTGTAGACTTTACCAGTCTTACCCCAGCGATAACCACCTTTTACTTTTTGTACAGGCATTACGTACTAACTCCCGCTTTAACTTTGTGGCAGCTAGGTATAGCAATCATGCCTTGCTTCGTTAGCGCCTCACCAAAAGCTATAACATCATCTATACAAGCTTGCTCTGTAGCAAAAGGCTGACTCTTTATCATAACCTTACAAGAGAATACTGTAGGGTCAGAACAAGCTAACATGATTGCAAGCCACATCACCACTTCACTTTATCTGCCCAGTATGCTGCTGACATCTTTCCTTTAGATATATTCTTAGCATGGCGAGCCTTAAAAGACTTGCGCCTAGCTTTTTGTTTAGCTGTAGAGGGAGACTTTCCTGCCCCACTAACACCTTGCTGACCAAAGCGGATAATCTTTTCTTTGCCATTCTTGCAAGCCTTTACTACGTGTGACTTAGTTTTATGCTTAGGAGTACGCTTAGGTTTGTTACAAGCCATACTCTTCTTGGATACAGGTTTAGCCATACTCTCGTTCTCGCTCTGGGTCTAACACTTCATCCCTACTGAGATGTCCCTCTAAGTACATAGCTCTCTCTACGTGATCTAACGTGTACCACTCACCAGTACGGGAGTATATAGCTTCTCTAACGTAGAACACATCGCTCTTAGGTATGTGTACCTTACGCATAGCAGTAGGGTCATTGTTAGCAAGAGCATCATAGAAGTCTGTTAAAACATCTTCACTTGCATATAGTTGTACAGGTTTGTTAGGCATTGTCAAGAAAAAAGATACATGTAAATACGTAAAAAAAGTACGTACTGCAAGTAGCTACAGGCTACACTGTAAAAGTTACAGAGAGGAGGGAGAGGAGACACACCGTTACAACATAACTGTATCTACTCACAGTACGTAGTCACATAGTATTATTACTTATTATGTTTTTTTGTGACTATGTGTAGTATAACATTAATGTTAAAACTATGTCAAGTACAAATATTAATATTATTACTAATATAAGTAAATTATTATTATAGTTACTATAGTATGTTTTAACTATTATAGTTTTTACTATTATTATAGTTACT